CTCAAAACTTTACTGGTGCAGGTACAAATGTAAGATTAGTAAATAGTGGTGATAATAAAATTTCAGAAGACTTAGCTTTTAGAAATTTTATGATTCAAAGTTCGTGCAATTGTCTTATGATATCTACATCTACTATTAAACAAAAACTATCTGAAAATTCATCAATTCTAGAATTTATTAAAACTATTATATCTAATCATGATATGAGTGGAATCGTTCTTAGTACTAGAAATGCTACGAATAAATTAGAAATTTTTGTATTGTCTGTAAATGGAGTTAATTTAGATAGTATTGTTAACGATCCATATGCTGATTTAGAAAAATCTTATTTTTCTATAAAATATAATGATAAAAATTCTTTGGTTGAATCTATAGATATGGTAGCGAAAATTGATCCAAATGCTGCTGAACTATATATGTATGAGTATATTAATTCTAATATGTCTAATTTAGATGTATTTGCTAGAATGGTTATGAATGGTGATATTAATATATCATGGAATTCAGCATTTACAACAATGGATGGAGAATATAGCGAAAAAATAATAAAAGATTTAAATGAAAATTTTGCTTCTTATTATAGACGAGGAGGTATTTCTTCTATTAGTAATTATTTTTCTCTATTAGTAAGAGAAGGAAAATTAGATTTAGCTCGAGCATATGCATCTAATGCTAATAGAATGATTCAAGTAAATCCTGCCAAATATACAGAATTCCTTTCTAAAATGGCAAGTGAACAAGATTCTCTTTTCTATAAAAATATTCTTGGATTATATCTTAGAAGAGCTACTTGTAGTATTCATGGAACTGCAGGTCTAAATGCTTATCAATATATTTTAATAGATAATATGATCAACGGCTTGAGAGGTATATATCTTATTACTAAGATTACTGAAAATATTAATTCTACTTCTTATATAACAAATATTGAATCAGCAGCTGTTCAACCTCTTGGAGACTATAATAGAGAAAATATATTAGGAGGAAATTCTTATGTTGACGATGCTCCTCTAGCGATATATAATACTCCTGGATTTTCTATAGATGAAAATGCTACAGATGCTGAGGTTGATGCTATAAGAGCGATTAATTCAATGCCTCTTAATATCCCTGTTATTGTAGACACTGTTATAGAACCTGTCTCCACAACTAATCAATCTACTAGAGTAGCTATAAATTTAAATGAAAATCCTACAGATGATGAAATTGAAGCTGCAAGATTAAGTAATTTGGAATCTTAATATTAAATGATAATAATATTTTATTATATTCTTTTGACTGTCTAATCTTATGGGAGAATATATGTCAAAAGAAAAAAAGAATTATTGGACTAAAGAACAAGAAAATGCCATAATATATTATCAAACAACAAGAGATGCTGATTATTATTCTAAAGAACTTATACCTCATTTTAGAGAACTTATCAAAAATATCTATCTAACATATAATTTTAATAAGATACTGATAGATTATAAAAATGTAGAACAGGAGATGCTAACATTCATTTTTGAAAAAATAGATAAATTCGACCCATCTAGAGGTACTAAGGCTTTTTCTTATTTTGGTACTGTTATTAAAAATTATCTTATACAAAAATGTAGTAAGGAAAAGAAAAATATTCATATAGATGAAGAAAATAAACTAACAATATTGAATGGTGTTAGTATTAAAAAATATCAAGACGCTACAAGTAATGACAGTACTGAAGATTTATTAGATAATATTCACACAAACATTATGAAATATAGTGATAGAGTTGAATTAACAGAAGAAGATATTGCTATTATAAACATTATCAATGATATTCTCTCTAACTATAAAAAAGTTGATATTTATAATAAGAAACAGCTTTATGTTTATATCAGAGAATACTGTGATTATCCAACTAGAAAAATTACTTTAGCCATTAATAAGATGAAAATTATGTATGGTTTTTTGAAAGAGGATTATCTTAATTGAGAGATGTAAATGAAGCGCTAACTCCTGGAAGTAAGTTTATAAAAGATATTCGTAGAAGAAATGAAAACTGGAATAAAGAACCTATTTTCTTACTTCAAAAGGGTATTGTTATTTCTGTAAATTTAAATACTGATCAAAAGGATACGAGTTTTTATAATCCTCCCTATTCTTTAAATTTAAGACTAATTAACGAAGATTATACTAACAAAAATGCACAAGAAATATTAGATGATAATCCAAAATGGTACCAACCTCTTTTTCCAAATCAGTTTATTATTCTTCCAGAAATTGGTGAAGAAGTATTAGTTCTTAGAGAATATACAAGTAAAGAATCTGTTGGATATTGGATATGCAGAGTAAATGATAGTGCTATAATAAAAAGAAAATTAGCAAGAGAACATTTTCAAGCAGATAATCCCTTACTTAAATACAATTTTCCGTTTGATGTAAATGAAGTTTCAGAGAAAAGTAAACAAGATAAAACTCCTGATAAAATATTTGAAACAGAAAAACTAAATCCAGGAGACATTGCAATTCTTGGTAGATGTGGAAGTTATTGTATACACACATATAAAGATGGTAATACAAGATATTTACAAGGAATTAGTTCTCTCGTTAATATAGAATGTTATGAATTAATTAAATTTTCAGATATAGATAAAGATTATTCTTTTTATAATGAAGATATTATCGATGAAGAATCAAATATTTTAAACTTAAAGGCTGATAAATTTGTTCAGTACTCTCATCTATCTGAAAATAAACTTTATTCTCAAGTATATGGAGATAAGCTAATAGAATTATTGAAAAAGATGTCTGATAATATAGAAGTTCTGAATAATAAACTTTTAGAAATTCAAAATATTATTAACAAACATGTCCACTCTGTTCCAGCTACATCTCTTAGAACTATTATAGATGGAAGAGAAGTTTATATAGAACAACCTGAAAGTACTACTTTAGTAACAGAAAATAATAATATAAAAGTAGAAGAATCATCTAAAATATTAGATGAGATTAAACAAGTAGTAGAAAATAATGAAATACTTAGTAAGTATCATTTTCTTAATTGAGATTTAAACATGCCAAAGTATATTAACTTTAAATTTCCTTTGAGAAAATTTGATAGAGGATATTTTGAAGGAAATCAAACTACTATAAAAGCAATTACAGAAAATATAAAAATTCTTCTATTAACTACAAAAGGTGAAAGAGTTATTAATCCTGATATTGGCACCAATCTATCTACAATATCAGGAATATTATTTGACAATGTAGATAAATCAGAAATAGTTCCAAGAGTTAGAGAAGAAATTATTCAAGCATTACAAAAATATATGTCACAAGTAAAACTTACTAATTTAGTTATAGAAACATATGAAGATAATCCTGAATTAGAAATTAGTCAAATTAAAATTAAAATGAGTTATGTATTAGAAGATATAGAAAATATTGGCGATTCAATATCGCTTACGCTTGGGTAATGGAGATTTAATTTGCCTACACTTAGTGAACAAAAGAAAGTAAGAGATATTAGATATACTTCAAAAGATTTTGATTCAATAAAATCTGATTTAATATCTTTTGTAAAACAAAACTATCCTGATTCTTGGTCAGATTTTAATGAAGCGTCAGGAGGCATGGCTCTATTAGATCTAATGGCATATATTGGAGATATGATGTCATTTTATATTGATAGACAAGTTAATGAATCATTTATTAATAGAGCTGTAGAAGAGAAAAATATTATAGCTAATGCGAAACAACTGGGATATAATCCTAAAGTACCTACTCCAGCAATAGTTTCATTATCTATTTCAGCCGATGTAAATAATTCTATATCTGCAGAGAGCATGTTCAAAATACTAAAGGGATCAAGAGTAAGATCTAGATATAATGTTAATACTACTTTTGAAATATTAGAAGATGTTGATTTTTCTTCAGATACAAATAGAGTAATTAGTTTATCTGATTCTACATTATCTATGTCAAAAAGTGGTGTATCGGCTATAGCAGGGATACAAAAAACATTTAGAGTTTCTATTGGTGAAGCTTCAAAATTCTTAAAAATTAAGTTACCTGATTCAGATATTACTGAAATAGTTTCAATTACAGGATCAGATAATAGTGAATGGTATCAAGTAGATCATTTAGCACAAGATGCTGTATTTGTTGGAGAAGAAAATACATCATCTTCTCCTGGAGATATTCCATTTATCTTGAAAATGAAAAAGATTCCCAGAAGATACATAATAGAAAGAGAAGTAGGAAGACTAACTTCACTTACATTTGGACCAGGAACATATGATTATGAAGATAGTGAATTCATTCCTAACCCTGAAGACTATGTTCAGCCTCATAATTTAAGAGGAAGTCCTTCTGGATTTAGTCCCTCTCTTATAAGTTCAGATAGTTTCTTATCTACTCGATCATTAGGATTAGCTCCAAGAAACACTGATCTTACTATTAAGTATAGAGTGGGAGGTGGAGTAGATACAAATGTTGGAGCAAATGTTTTAAATGCATTTACAAATATCTTATTTAGTTATAAAAATTCTGCTTTATATTCACAAGAATATTCTGGGATAAGAAATGATATTGAAAAATCTATAAAAGTAACTAATGACACTCCAGCGGCGGGCGGCAAAGATGCTGAAACATTTAATGAAATCAGACATAATGCTTCTGCTGAATTTGCTACTCAAGGAAGATGCGTAACATTATCTGATTATCAAGTAAGATCAATGACAATGCCAAGTAAATTTGGTTCTGTTTTTAGATCATACGCAAGAAAAGATCAAACTAATAATTTAGGTATTGAATTAATTGTAGTTTCTATTGATTCTTATGGTAAATTAACTACTATTAGTAACATATTGAAGAATAATATAGAAACATATTTAAGACATTTCAAAACTATTTCAGATACTATACGAATAACAGATGCTAAAATAGTTAATATAGGAATAGATTTTTCTATAGTTCCAGCAAACAATGTAAACAATAATGAAGCTCTATTAGAAGCTATATATCTTTTACAAAATGAATTTAGTATAAAGAATTCTAATTTAGGATCTTATATAGTTAAATCTCAACTGATATCTATGTTAAATGCATTAGACAGTATTATAGCTGTTCCTAAATTAGAATTTATTAATCTATATGGAACTATAAATAATAGAACATATTCTTCAAATATATTTGATATAACAGGTAATACAAGAAAAGGTATATTGTATTTTCCTAAAGATACTATATACGAAGTAAAATATTTGCAGCATGACATTGTAGGAGCTATAGAATGAGTAGAGCAAGAGCTTTTGCAGATCAAGATACAAGCATATTTGAGCAGTCTCTTACATCTAACGTGGGTTTAGCTCCAATATTGCAATTACAAAATATATTTGATGATGTTCAGAATAAGAAGTTATTTTCTAGAATACTTGTTAGATTTGGATTATCTTCATTAACTTCAAATATAGTTTCTAAAACTTATCCTGATCCAAGATCAAATTCATCTGTTTCAGCTTATCTTTATATGTTTAATGCTCCGCATGGTGACGAGCAAGCTGAATCTTTTGATATAGAAATGTATCCTTTAACTCAAACTTGGGATGAAGGTTCTGGGTTAGACTTAGATACACTTACAGAAACAGGTTATGCAAATGCAGTTTCAGCACAATCTACTGTTCCCTGGTCTACTACAGGCGGAACGTATCAAGTAGATGCAAGTTCAGCTACT